CTACTGTATTACCTCTTGTTTCTGCCCAATGTCCATACATTTGCCATTGGTCGTCTAGTTTATTTCTTTCTACAAATCTAGTTTTCATTGTAGATAAATCACCAGCCCAGTAACTATTTAGTCTTTTTTTAAAATATGTAAAAGATTCTGGAACCATCTCACGCATAGCGTTAAGAGAAGCTAGTGCAGCTCTAGTTATAGTTGCATCACCTTTCATTACACCTCCCATAGCCATAGCCAAAGGTCTGGTAAATGCTGCGGTAGATGTACCCATTATTGCGCGAACTGATGTTTTAGGTCCAGATAAAACACTATGAGTAAACATAGTACCCATCTCTCTCAAGAATGCACCAGTCTTTTTCTTATCAC